GGCTGGCGGGATGTTCGGCACCTTCGTGTACGCCGTCGGCCCCGCGATCGTCTGGCTTCCGTCGCCGTTGGTGATCGGGTTCACCAAGAGGTAGGGGTAGTTCTTGCGGTTGTCCTGCGCCCACTGAACTTCGTGGCCCGTCACCTGTTCAGGCAGGAGAATGGGCTTCTCGACCGCCGACATGGCGCTGATCTCAGCGAGGCGCGACAGCTGCATGTTCTTCAAGCGCTGCGCGTCCTTCGCCAGCCGGACGTGACCCATCACGCGCTCGATGTTGTCGACGATCCACCGCTTGCCGTAGACGGGGATCACGGGGATGCAGCGCCCCGCAATGAATCCGCAATCCTCGAGGATGCCGCCGCCGCTCATGATCCACTTGTGGACCTTCTTGCGGGTCACGCGCTTCTGGCGCACCTCACGCGAGCCAGCCGCCTGGAGTTCCTTCCGCAGCTTGCCCTCGTCGTCGTCCAGTTCCTCGTCGCTGTACCGCTCCTCGCTGCCGTCGATGGACCGGAAGATGTGCAGCGTCTCGGCCTTCTCTTCGACGCGGTAGACCTCGGCGACGTAGACGACGTCAGCCGGCGCCCAGTCGAACTCCTGAAGCGTGATCTCCTTCGGCCACGACGCCGGGTCGTCGTCATACGTCTCGATGTACGCATCGCGCGTCATCGGCGTCAGCACATAGCAGGACTTCGCGTCCGCCTTGTCCTGACGACGAGAGTTGAGATCGAAGAACACTGTGGAGTCGGCGTCGAAGATGGGCTCAATGCGGATGCGCTGGTGGTCGTTCTCGTCGTCGTACTCGTCTTCTTCGCACGCACGCACACGCAACGCACCGATGCCACCGCCGACGGCTTCCTCGAACGCGTTGTCGTACGCCTCCTGCGCGTTGCTGTCCTCTTCGTCGGCGCGGAAAAGGCTTTGCACCTTGTCTGCCCACTCGTCGCCGGTGGCGCCGTCCTTCGGCCGGAACGTCACCGAGATTCGGTTGGCCCGGTACTCGTTGAAGATGCGAATCACGGCGAGGTGAATCTTGTTCACCTCAAACTTCGGCTTGTTCTCGAACTGCTCACCAAGCGGGCCTTCCCACTGTGCGCCAGCGATGGAGTAGAAGCGGCGGTCCCCGAGGGCCTGCTGTCGCTCGTCGCGCTGCGACGTGACGATGTGGTCGAACTCCCGCAGGCACTCGCCGTGGATGCGGATCTCGCGGTCGCTCTTCTTCTCACGGGCCATGGGTCACCACCTGGAGTCAACGGGAATCGGTCGGGCCTGCGCGGTCTTCACCGGCGCCCGGCGCGCACTCTCGCACGCGTAGCGTAGCGCGTCGATCGTGTGGTTGTGCTTGTCTTCCAGCACCGGCAGCACCTTCCCGGTCAGCGGGTCGGTCTTGTAGCTGTACGTTGTGAGCTCGTCGATGACGTGCCGACAGCGAGGATGGACGACGATGTCGTGCGACCGCAGCCACTCGACGCCTTCTTCCACCGACCGCGCACCTTTGACCGCCGGCATGATCTTGGGGAAGCCGTTCTTGCGCATGTGGCTGATCGTCTCGGGTCGGCTGCCGTCCGCCACGACGGGCCACCGCTCAGCGCCCGGCACCGTCAGAAACAGGGCCGGCGTGTCGACGATCTCGCACCCGATCATCCACGCTTCGTGGTCGATGTAGAGCGTCCGCCCCTCGACGTAGCAGCGCACCAGCACCGTCGGGTCAGCCGCAAAGCCCCAGTCGGCGCCAAAGCGGAAGACGGCATCCTTCGGCGCCTCGAACTCCTCGACGCGCCAGCTTCGGAAGACGCACGCCTCCGACAGCGTCAGGTACGCACCGCCCCACACATGCGCATAACGTCCGGGGTCGCGCTTGCGGTCGTACTCCATCTCGAGGCGCAGCACCTCGGGGAACCACGGGTTGTCCTGCCAGTTGACCTCACGCCGAATCGTGCCAGGTGGCACGGTTTCGCCCCGGAACATGGCGTCGACCGGGTCGGTGGCCGACTTCGGGTTCCATGTGAAGATGATCTGGCTGCCCGGCGCGCGGATGGTCGGGATCAGCGTGTCGAGGCTGCCTTGGCTCACCGCCTGGGCTTCCTCGACCCAACACACGTCGATGCCTTCCATCGACTTGACGCTGTCGACGTTGGTCCGCAGGCCGGCGAAGATGAAAAGGCTCCCGTTGGCGCCTCGGATCTCCGTCTCGAGGCTGGTGTAGAACCCGCCGAGCCCCAGCCGGCTGATCTCGTCGTCGAGGAGGCGCTTCACGGAGTCGCGGATCGACTTCTGGATCTCGCGCGCGCACAGGATGCGCAGCGGCTTCTGTGCCGCACGGAGCAATAGCGCCGTCGCCACGCTCCTGGACTTCGCCGAGCCGCGTCCGCCGTGGATGGCGAAGTAGCGCGCCGACTCGTCGAAGAGGCACGAGGCCCAGTCCGGGAGTTGTGCCTTCATGGCTTGATGAACTCGACCCTGATCGCCGCAGCGATCGGGTTGTCCGGGTCGCCCGAGATCACGTCCGGCGCCTTGCCGTAGATGCGATCAGCCATGATGGCTGCGGCTTCCTTGCGGTCCTTCGTCGTCGACTCCTTCGCCACCTGCTGCACCGCAGGCAGCACCGTGCCGTCGTCGCATGGGATGATCTCTCCGGTGGCCTGCGCCAAAAGCACGCGCAACGCGTCAGGCCCCCGCGACTTGAACCAGTCGGGGAGCTTGGGGCGTCCACCGCCCGCCGGGTTGCCGGACTTCCCGGGCGGGAAGCGACCATCTGGTCCGCGTTCCGTCGTCATCCTGCTAGGTTCCTGTCTCGCAGGTTAGCGGAATCGTGCCAACAAAACAAACCCCCTCGCACACACCATGTGTGGAGGGGGCTTGTCGCGCTGCTGTGCCGCAGACTTAGTGTGCCGTCACGGCAGGACGCCGTCAAGGACAGGCTGGCGTTTAGCGATCTCTGCCTGACGTCTTGCCTTCTGTGAGGCAGACATCTTTGCCCTTGTCTCAAGTGAAGCAACCTTCCCACGGTGAGACTCAGCAAGCTTGGCGCGATGCTCAGGGCTCTTTCTCCTGCCTTTTTGCGCTCTTGACATGTTTTCAATCGCCTTTGGCGTGTGCTTTTTGCCCAGCCACCGGAGATTGCCTTTCATCGCCGCGCTTATGCGTGCGCAATGCTCTTCTGTGTTTTTTGCAGACTTTCTAGACCCAACAATCGGGCACATATTAAAGCCTGTTGACTCATTCGCGGAATCTAAAGCATCAATCCAGAACTGTTCTGCTTCATTGATCTTGTCGGCATCAACAACCTCAACAACAGACCACGCGAATGACTCACTGCCGTATTTATCCCACGACCTTTGCAGTTTTTTATTGTCATGCGTTTTTGACTTCAAGCGCGTTTTGTGTTCCTTGAAGCGCCTTGAAATTTTGACAGAACTGCCGATGTACACCTTGCCATTGGCAAGGCAGCGGATCATGTAGACCCCGCTCACGTTCAAGTTGTCCACGATGACGTCTTTCTCCGGTGGTTGCCGGTGTTTGGGTGACGTCAGACTACCACAAAACAACAGGGGCGCCAACACGGCACCCCTGCTAGGCCAACCCAAACAGCGAAAGACGCTAGGCCCAATTCCATCCTATCAGGCTTCACCCATCATGTCTCTCCTCCTACGCCCAAAGCCCGGGCTGGCCGGGCTCGCGGGGTGGGTTGTGGGGTGGGTCATGTCCGCCATGGGCGGATCATGGCACCGGTGCATGATTCGTCTTTGTGTCCTGCTCTGTGGCGACAGACCGAGCAAACCATGTTGGACCGTTCCTTCAACTCAAGGCTGACTCCGCACTTGTCGCACGGTTCTCCGCTGTAGGTTGCGCCGTAGTGGATTGGCTTTCCAGCGACCCCACAAGCCAAGCACACCACATAGCCCATTGCGTCAACGTGGCCGACAACAGGCGGGTCGCGCCGAAGCGCGACCTCTCGTCGTTGTTGCGTGTAGTCCATCAGTGCCACACCAGAGCGGCCTCACCGTTGACCGCGAGGATGGTGGCGACGGTGGTGCCGTTGTCTGTGACGTTGACCTTGGTCATCTCGTCGCCGAGGGCGAGGGTGACGTAGCTGGTCTCACAGTCGAAGCCCATGAACGCAACGGTCTTCTTGAGGCTGCCGAGGTTTCCGTGCACGAGGCCGTCATCGGTGGTCTTGATGTTCATCGTGCTGGCGAAGGTGTTGGCGTTCATCTTGTCTCTCCTCAACCGGCGGTCCCATCCGCCGTGAGATCAGTCTACACGCCGTAGCGCAGATGTCAAGCATCTACTGCGGTGGCGCGTTGGGATGTGGGATCTACCGCGTCGCCCTGATCTCTCCCGTGATCTCCCCGCGCTCGCACCACCTCCGGGCGTCGTCTTCTGTCGCCACGCAAAGCGACACCAGCTCGCCGACTTCCATGATCTCCCAGCCGTCGTTGACGGCCACAGCCACGCGCGTGGTCCGCCCGTCGCTCCACCGCATCACACCGTCAGAAATCGTCAGCATGGTGCCTCCCACAAAAGACCAACCCCCACCGCGCCAGGTGGGGGTCGTCCGCGTTCCGGTGGGTGCCGGGGCTCACACACCGCGCCGGAGAGGGGAGAGACGAGGGCGCGGGGTGCTGGGGGCAGGGTAGCGCAGGCCAGTCGGCGGGGCAAGGGCGGAGGTGGACCCCTTCTAGATGTATTGATCAGAGATC